CTATTGTAGTCCATTGCAAATACATATAATGAGCTCCGGTAATATAAGTTGGTTTTCCGTTGTTATAAAAAGTATATCCTAATTCGCGCCTATCAAACTCTCCTTCAATATAGTCTACCCATTTATTTTTAAATGCAGAAGGCATTTCATTCCATTGAAATATAGAAGATATTCGAGAAAGCTCTCTAGGCAAAAGTTTGCGCTCCCAATATTGGTTCGCTTTTGTCTCCGATCTTTTATAACCCGTACCTTCTATAGGCGGAAGAGCTATATGTAGGCCGCTTATCTCTATTACTTCTCCTATCTGGCCTGATTTAGAAATCACAACCACATCATATTTTTCATTATACCCATAAAACCAAGTGCGTCCTTTGTTTTTGCGCTTTATAATACCGCTGGGTATATAATTTACAACTGTGCTGTATATTTTATTTTGATCTTCTTTCTGCAAAGCCTTGTTTTGTATCGGTCTTTTGATTGTTAACAGACATGTTTATGTTTTCTTGTTCTGCATCTATTTTGTTGAGTATTTCAAATGCATCAAAAATAGCTAACTTTTTAGTAGCGGCTGCATTCTTTAGCCTATCAGCAGCTAGCTCATCCTCTGGATCAGGCTTAATAATATTTTCTTTAGCCACTTTAATAAGCTGCTCAACTGCTTTTCTTCCTGCTTCTATTATTTGTACTTTTAATAATTCTGAACTCATAGCATTAAAGTTATTTGATGGTCATACATTCTATACAGCTTCTCCCCATCAACCTCAAACTCATATTCACTCTCTGGTTTAAAGCTAACGGGCATACCTTTTTCTACTCCTTGAGAAATTAAATACTTATTAGGATATTTCATTTCTCCCATTAACGGCTCTTCTTGCCCTCTTTTAAAGATAAAAGATTTTTTTGTCTTTAAAGGCTTTATAAAACAATACCTATCATGGCTATACCACTGCCCATTTTGTTTATACATATAGAACTGGTCGTTATCTACAAAAAACAAATCATCCTTAAAATAACTTTTACCGCTTTTTTGCCTACCCCTCATGTCGTTGTAGTATTTGAAAACATTATGATGAACTAAAAGCGTATCAGAAATTCTTATATCTCCTTGATAATTAAGAGGCAAATATTGAACTAAAGCTTCTCTATTAGAAAACTTATAGTCCTCTTCCGAGGAGCTAGTAATAAAATCCACATCAGCAATTTTTTTAGTATTATTATATCTTTTACCCGCTACTGGTTTTACTATAAAATAAAAAGGCGACTTCATCAAAAGTTTATATTATATTCTATGGAAACGGGAATATGAGAATTAAATTCTTTCCATAAAAGAATTTCATCTTTTCTTTGAATCCATATTTTTATTGAACCCGAAGCTTCTATATACTGAATAAGATGAATAAAATAGTTTCCGTTTAAAATTTCTTGACCCACCAAGTAGTGCATTGCGCCAGACTTATAATCTGGACCTACAGAAATTTTCCTTATATCCATTAGATTTGATTTAATTTGAATATAAAGATACAAATTATTTAACGCCCTTGTCCTCTATAGAGTTTGCGATAATTTTTAGAAGCTTTTAAAGAAGAAGTTTTAGTTTTAGAGTGAACTCCCGGCCTTCTAACTTTTGACTTTGTTTTATGGGGATTATAATTGATTGTTTTGGCCATCACTCATCATGTTAGTTTTATGTTTACTCCCTGCTGAAGATCCAAAATAATATCCAATAACTTGAGTAAAAGCTGCCACTACCGCTCCAAAACCCATATCAAATAATCTTTGAGACTCTTCTGGCACTTGCCATAATCCTATCGCTCCAGCCACAACACCAACAAAGCAAATGGTGATTCCCCATCCTACAGTTTTAAAAAGGATGTCATTAGAGCCTGCTGCTAATGCAGCCATCTCTCGTTGTCTAGCGCTAGCTCGATCTGCAACTTCCGCTTCATAAGCTTCTAGCACCATCTCTTGAGCTCTAATTTTATCTTCTGCGGGAGCGTCTGAGTTTTTTATAGAGGAGACTACTTGCTCCACCGACATATCTCCTTGAATAATTTTTCCTAATGTAGGATTAATAAGTCCTACCGATGCTTTTAAAAGCCTTCCTACTGTGGTTTGCCCAAACTTTTTTTTCTTTTTACTCATATAACTTTATAATTTGTTTTACCCTTTTCTTTTACAGCTTTTAACGCTCGTCCTCTATTTTCGCTATCAGAGATATAACTTATATGTACCCAATCAGGATTGTGGTCATCTCCAAACTCCCATATAATTTGATCAAAGTTTAAATTTTCTTTAACATAGTGAAACATCTCAGCATTTGTTTTATGACCAAATGTATCATCCACATCCATCGCGCGGCCCTGGCAATGTTGTGAGCGAGAACTTCCGCCAATAGCCTTATTTAAATTTTCAGATCTAAAGAAAGAGTTTATTTTTATTGGTCCTCCCACCCATTTTCTTAAGGGTTCAAAAATATTATCCGCTAGTATTCCCATATTAGAAAGCTCGTAAGAGCCTGGAGTGTTTTCTATACCTAGTCTACTTGCTGTATTAGATTTAACGCCTTCTTTATACGATACGTGCTCACTTATTTTTTCCATGCATTATATACCATTTATGCAAAGTGTATCCTATCGCTACCAGGGTAGCAATAATTTTAAGAATAACGTCAATATCCGTCATTGAAGTGGCTAGGGCTCCTGCCGTTAGCGCATAAACTTTTATATCAGTCACAGTCATTTTGGTTAGATGAAACATAAATATAGTTTACAGTTATTTTCCCTAAAGTAGTGTCTTGAACGTAATTCATCTTTTTTTAGATTTTTTACCAGATCTGTTTTTTCCTTGCATTGCGCTTGGAACATCTCCGATTTGATTACCTACTTCTTTTATAGCTTTAGTAACGTCTTTAAGCTCTTCTCCTACACGATCTACTCTTCTAGCTACATCTTTTTTCATTTGAGCAAACTTATGCTCTAAGATGTCAGGGATCATGTTATTGTTCTCGTCTTTAGTAAGACCTTTTTTTGATAGCCATATTGAGGCTATGTTTATTAGGATTAATAAAACTACTAATCCGATGAGTATTAAAATTGTTGTTTCCATATTATTTAATTAAATTATGCTATTGCAATATATACAAATTCACTACCGCTATTATTTAAATTTGAAGCTGTTGTGTCCAGTTGAAATCCATCAGTAATAAAATCAACATAAGTACCTGTTGCTTCCACTGCGCTTGAATTTGCTTCTAATTGATCGGAATATACTCCGGTAGTTCTTTTATCGTCAAACATATACCAACTGCTAAAAGCGTCGGTGTTATTTACTCTTTTTATTATTACAAATTTAGGATCAAACCCTAATCCCGTAACTTGCTTTCCACTTACCCCGCTCCCTGAATATATATCTATCTTCATATAATTCGTAACGTCTGCAAAGCAATAAGCAACAATTGGTCCCGAAGCTGCAGTATTAATAATTGTAGTTGTAGGATTAGTGGAAGTGGTCGTGGCAATACCAGCAGTATCGTTGAGCTCCATATAATTAAAATTTGCATCAATTACATTTTTTGGAAAATAAACATACCAATCAGTTGTTGAGTCATATTGCTTTTGAATTATCATACGAGGCTGAACCCCTAAACCATGACCGACTGTAGAATTTCCTGCCGGGCCCACATATTTGACGACGCTAAATCCAGCTGCAGCATTAGCAGACACTACACTTGGAGTTGCTCCATCTTTATTAAGTGTTCCTGGGCCACCAGCTGTCCAATTCCATGAAACATAGGTGTCGCCACTGCCGTTAACTTGCCCACTTGTTGGAACAGTAAATCCATTAGGGTTTAAAGTAAATCCACTAAAAGAAGCTTGAGCCGACTGGGAGTCTGAAGAAAGAACATTAGCGCCTCTTAAATTATCAAATAAAGAATGAAAATCTACTGTATCACGACCTTTTATCCAAGTGAAGTTAGGTGTGTTAGGCGTGAAAACATTAAGACTCGATCCCGTTCCAGTATATAAAGTAGGTGAAAAGCTATTTGCCTGCGTAGGCACTGATGTGTCTTTGTTAGCGGCTATAGCTAGGTAGATGTAAGTGCCACCACTAGCGTTCATGTTTGTTCCAGAATTAGCCACTTCGAATCCGTTAGAGTAAAAATTATATCCTGCGTAGTCATCTTCTGCTACATCGCTATTTGGTCTTAACTCTCCATCTAAAGGGTTTGCTGGAGCTTCATTTCCATAAACTCTTTTGTTGTCATACAAAAACCAATCGGCTGCTACGTCTGTTCTTTTTACTAATAAAAAAGCAGGCTCAAAAGCGCCTGTCCCCGTGCCATCTCCATTGCTGTCTGTGTAGATATAATTTCCTGTATCCGAAGCTGTTCCTGTGTATTGCCCTGTTCTTTGATAACCGTCTATGTTTGCGAAGCAATATGAGATATAATCTTGCCCACTGTCATTAACCAAACCTGAATTTCCTATTCCAACAACGCTTGTAGATATTCCTGAATTAAATGCTGTTGCAACTCCATCACCTTCTAGCGCATCTGTATTTAAATATAAAAAGTAATTATCGCTTGTTAAGTCTTGGTGCCAAACAGTCCAATTTTGAGAACCAGTTATTTTTTTCGTAATAATAAATCCAGGTTTTTTACCTAATCCGTGAGCGTAAGTTTGCAACGCACTACCATTTCCCTCATATTCTACAATAGAAAATCCTGCTGCCGTATTGGCCGATATTTTTGTGGCTGGTAGTGTACCCGCTAAAGCCGCTGTTGATTTTACTCCATCAATCATAACACTTCCTAATGTTGGAGCTACACCTGCGCCGTTAGTGTTTGCTGCATCTGGAGCGCCTCCCGCTTTCCAACTCCAAGCTACATATTTTGCACTTGATGAGTTTACATAATTAGATGAAGCACTTCCAGCTGCCACTGTAAAACCATCTGTATCAAAAGAGCTGATGTGACCAAAATTAAAATTAGTTACTCCGCTTAAATTTGAGCTTAATACATTACTGGTTACTCCTACGCCTCTTATACTATCAGTTAGTAAATAATTATTACCGCCATTATTTCTTGCTTTTATCCACACAAAATCCGGTTCAAACCGTAATCCTGTATATCCGATGGCTGTTGTAACTCCTCCGTATGTGCCACTTAGATCTGAAGCGTCACCATCTAGCTGATAAGCAGCCACACATCCAGCTCCTACCGGAAAGTCTAATGTAGCTGCTGTTGTTGTTGTTTCGTCGGTATATAAATCCGCCGCTTCACCAGATGTTAATGCTGTATTAAATATTCTTACTTGATCGATTGAACCGGGGAAAAAATCAGAAGCACTTCCTGTTAATTGGTAAGCCCCCACAGTGTTTGGGTAACCATTAGCAGTAAAATCTGATGCATTACCAGTATCAGAAGCGTCTGTAACAACGCTACTACCATTAACATAAATAACAGTACCCGCACTTGATGATTTAGTTATGGCAATATGCTGCCAAACGCCATCAGTTATTGAGCTTGAAGGAGTATCCACGGAACTACCTGTAGCGTTAAACGTCAGTATACCACTAGTTCTTATATCCACATAATTCCTATAATCACTGAAAAGTGTTAAGACAGTACCAAAAGCAACAAACCCGTTTGGTTTTACCCAAAAAGACAAAGTAAAATTATTTTGCTGGCTTATAACCGAAGAATCTGGTAAAGTAATTAAAGAACTACTCCCATTAAAATTCGCAGCCTCATTAAACTTAGCGTTTATTATTTGAGTACCACTGTTACCAAAGTATGTGTTTACGTTGAAGTTCTCAGTAGGAAAGTCATCTGCGGGAGGAAGAGCTTCAGTGTCTATTTGTCTCCAGACACCGCCATCATAATATTCTACATATTTCTCATCCGTATTATATCTCCATTCTCCTGTGCTAGGAGCTGCGGGCCTACCCCCTGTTCCGCTAG